AAGCCCTCTCTAAAATTGAATGAACGATTGTACCGTAGATTAATGCCCCGGACTGAGCACCTTTGGTAGACCAACCCTGAAGGAAAAGCTTAGTCTCTTCCCGGCAATTCATGAACTTGGCTAGGAGTCCTTGGGTTATTCCGTCACGTTTGTAATCGTAGAATTTATTATTCATTGCCCCACCTCCAGTAACTTAACGTTAGGTAAGCTGTCACCTGCAAGGGCTTCCATTTCTCCGTGCATCCCAGCGAGATTAAAGGTAATCTGGTTGATTTGCTTTTCCCTCTTAGCCCATATTTTCTCCATCGATCTTCTTTCAGACTCCAGATCCTCTTTCATAGTCTTATAGGCTTCGACCAAAGCTTCGATTCTACCTTTAAACTCTACTCCAATAAGATAATCGTACATTACTTCAGCTTTCTCTTTTTTACCCGATTGCATTAATCTTTCCCGGGCTACCTGAGTTAAACCAAAACGCAAAGAGCGACTCAGAGGTACGCAATCCTTTAAAGGAGTAACCCATACACCTTCAACCATACCAAAACTCTCCATACCAGAGGGCATGGTCTCGGTAGCTAGAATACATATACTAGCCTTGACCAAACGAGCGTCGGCTTTAAGTTTTGATATCCACCCTTCTGAAAAGGATTTGGTACGTTTCATTTCCCAAAGGATTTTACCAGCTTCTTCACCGTCCTTAGAACGTACGGTCTGGACAATGTCTCCACCTTTGACTCCCTTAGCTACGGGTTCAATTGCGTCAAAAGGAAACTCGGCGCGGATAATTTCTTCGATTTCAACTTCCAGAATTTCTCCTTGGGATTGTTGTGAACCTTGTTCAATCCTTCTCTTTAGATCTTCGACCTGAGATAAAGCGTCCGAAATCTTCCTGTCTTTTTCAGCATCCTTAAGACGGTGAGATTCCTGTATTTCTTTCGCAGTCTTCTCAGCTACTTTAACTCGCTCCTCGTCCATCTTCCTTGCCACCTCGAGATCCAAGGAACGTTCTCTTTCAGCTAAGAAGTTCGCTTGTTTACGCAGATTTAATTCATTCTCATGAGCGGTCTGAAGTTCACCAAGTAGACGATTTACTTCAGCATCGTTTTCTTTCTGTATCCTTTTCTTTTGGTCGTCTAAACGTTTCCTTAATTCGGTCTCGAGATTCGCTTCAATATTCTTAGACAAGGCTTTACTAATGTCTATTGAAGATCCGCACTCAGGACATTTAATCATTTCACTCATTTCCCTCTCCTCACTTTCAGAAATATCCCCCTACGCTTAGTAGGGAACATATGCTCTTCACCCTCGGATAATAATTTAGCAGTACGTCCAGTCAGACGATCGAGCGTAGCAGTAATCTGATCCTGATGGTATACCACCTCATACACCACTCCTTTCAGGCCCTTCCAGCGTTGTTCGTAGGCTATTTGCTCGGGGGACTGGACCCCCTGTGCTGCTTTCACTTCGATCAGGTAAGTCCAAAGAACGTCCCCAACCCGGAACCAAGCAATGATGTCACGTTTTCCTTTTTTTGTATTCATTGTCCACGTACCTGTAAACATGTTAAAGTGTTTCCCCAAAGCCGAAACGTCATCATAATCGATGACGAGTCCACCGGGCTCTGAGGCACACCATTTACCTCGCCATTGTTCAAGAGCAGCTAGGCACTTCTTTTTGACTGAGTCTTCGGGCTTTTTTGCCATAACATTAATCCCACAGGAATCGGTTTTTTCAATTCAGCTTTCAGTTTCTTCGTTTTCCTTCCCCCTATACCTTTCCAACGCTGAGGGGATTTCATTTGTATACGAAGAAAGTATCTGAACCCTCTATCGCCTCATTCCCTTTAATCAAACCAGTACAATTTTTCCATACTGACTTGGAAACCCACTCACCTGCAAGTTTTCGGTCAAATCTAATTTCCAGAGACCCGGTATAGATTCTAGTAAAACCCGCAAGCTTAAGAAACGCTTCAAGGGTCTTTCGGTCCATCTCATTCACGTGCCATTCGTTTTCCCGTTTACACGGAGCTGGAACAGTACCGACGAGGTATTTAACTTTCTTGCGTAATTGCTTAAGAAGAAATAGCCCGTCCTCTTTCTCGAGGTGTTCCAGAACTTCTGAACAGATAGCTACGTCCGCTTTTTCGTATTCAGTGAACGTGGTGAAATCAGCCTTTATGAATTTGAAATACGTCCCTTCCAGAGACTTGAATATTTCCTTTTCAATTAGACCAAACTTAAAAGGGTCTAAGTCGTATCCTCGGTACTGGATACGTGTCCCTTTTGCTTTGAACGAAGACTGAAAGAAACGTAACATTTCTCCGTATCCGCAACCCACGTCCAGAATTTTAAGACTCTGGTTACCAACAGAAGCGAAATTGGTAAGTCTTTCCACCGCGTTCAAGAGATGGGAATACCTTAGCACGTAGTCCGTAAGAACGCACGGAGCTTCGTGATAATTGAAGAGAGGTGACATCCCTCGATTAACCCCTATTGGAAGGTTGTCATTTTTCTCTCTATTTTTTATTTTTAGACGAAGCATTCGGAACCTCCATAAGAGCTATTTCTGGTTTAGCAAATCCCCTAATTCCACGATTAAACATTTTACGTACTTGGTCAATGTCCTCGACGGTATATTTCTTTTTATCAGGATGTAATTTAATCATTTCACCTGCCAACTGAATGTCCGTTAATTTCTTTGTAAAATTTTCCTGAAACAAACGTACATAGGATTGGGCTACCGTTTCTTTACCTTTTACGATTGGTCTAGGTGCTGGTACTTTTACAACTGCTTTGTTATTTGTTTTAATTGCTGCTTTCTTGGTTGTTGCCATGTTTTCTCCTTTGGTTAATGATTCCATTATGTCTCTCAATGAGGGTACTAGTTTTTCTACGTTGTAGTGCTTTGAAGCTTCAATGTTCTGAGCAAGACGTGGAGGGATGGAGAGCTTTTGTTCGACGTAGTCCAAACGCACGAGCTCGTATTGGATTCGGAGCATGAGCATTTGATGATGCACGTCCGGGTTGGGAAATTCACCAAAAAGCTTTTCTGACCATTCCCGGATAATACCCCAGTGATGCTTCGGGACGTTGGTGGCGATGATCATTTGGAATTCCTTGAGCTTGGGCAGCTGGACAGGGGAATCTTCGCTGACCATCCCGGTACCGTTCTTGGCTACGACAACGTCCGGTTTATGCAAAACGATAAGCTTTTTCTTCAGTAACATTTTATTCTCCTATGGATGAAGGCACTGCTTAATTTGATCTTCACTCAGGTCCTTGGACCGGAGCAAATCTTGGAGCCGGGAGTAATTCCCTACTCCTTCGTAACCAGTACGGTAATGCTTGCATTTGCAAATAGTAATAATGTCCTGAACGGTAATTGGTTTGACCTTAGTCTTGGGTGTGAAATCCATACCTACGTCATCGTGGAAGGTATTTTTCATGGTGTCACCCCCGTAGTTGTATGGAGCAAGTCCCACATGATGAGAAAGGTTAATATAAATGTGAGCATTAATCCTACTTTCGCAGGCCATGTATGTCTTGATCCCATTTCAATATATCGGGTCAATATGTACATACCTATCATAATTCCAATGGATGGTATCATGAAACCCTCCTATAAAACCAGTGGTGTCCAACATGTGCCACAATTCTCATGTGCTTCCACCAACTGGTATGTTTAAACAATTCGATATCAGATGCAGAACCCCATCCGGTTGCACCATTAACGGTATCGGTGTGAGCTGAAACAGCCCACGCTTTTTCGGCCAAGACCAACGAATGAGCTGAGTAAAGGCGATGCGTAACTCTGAAAGCACGAAGACCGTACACGCCTTTTAAATTGCCCCTGTGACGAATGGTGCAGGCTACTGCTAACATGCCTTTAAATCCTTCACCCTCAGATTCCCCCAAAACAGCCCGAATCGGGGCTAGGATGGGCAATGGTGCCGTATATCCGGGGGTTGTACACCCGGCAAGGAGGGCTAGTAATAGGTAGATAGCTCTCATCAGCTCACCAACCTTTCCAGTATGCAGGTTTTTACTGGACTGATTGAAGTTAATACGTCATCTTGTGTCAGGGCCTCAATCAGATTCTGAACCATGTAACGTCCTTTTTGATTGTCGAAAAACTTCTTGGTTTCAAAATAGCCCGGGGCCTTACGTGTCTTGCCTATGGACATAGTGAAATAAGGTTTGGATTGATGAGCTGAAGTATGAACCATAATCTTAATATCGATAATATTAATATGACTTTGTGTTCTACGTTCACCTATAATACGGTGCTGGGGAGTAGTTCTACGGTTTTTCATTTATACGCTGCCTCTCCGCTTACGATTAACTTTTTAACTTCTTTGATTCTGGAGTTGAGATCCTTAGCTAAACGGGCCCGGTTAAAATAGTTGTCCGTACCAACCGGAGGTATTCTCTTGTGCATTGCTCTCAGGTTCTGTTCCCAATCGATTTCAAGTAAGAGATAGGGTATCATTTGGCCTCCTGCATTAGCTGAAGGGTTGTACAAAGCTCTGAATCCGGGGCCATACCGATGGCCTCGTTGCACTCTGGACAAAGGTAAGCCCAAGCACCGTAAACTGTCTTGGAATCGTAGTGGGCTTCGGCTTGGCAAATGTCACACTTGGGGAATTTTGAAACTTGAAATGGACGTTTAGATTGCTCAATAGTATCGTAGGAACCCTTAGCAACAAAATGCTGGACTTCGATACCCTTACAATGCTCGCAGGCATGTAGGGTGCGGTCACGGTAAGCGTGCTGGGTCATTTTTTCGGGGTCGATGTTTTTCCTGCCGCAGCAGTTGCAAACGTAGGTGATTTTCATATAAGTACCTCTTCCATATGTCTACGTAAGGACATTGCTTCATCCCTAGTACGGGTTTGGATTTTATAGTTGTTACCACGGATGGTTAATTTAGCTACCCAGCAATTTCTTCTAGGAGAATGGAATACTCCGCAAACCCCTGAAACATTCCTTGATTGAATCTTTGAGTTTAAAGCGTTTTCGGAGGGATTAGAGTTTCTAAGATTTGACCAGCGATTGTCAGCTGGGTTTCTATTCACGTGGTCAATCAATTTTGGTACGTACCCAAGCATATAAAGGAAGGCAGCTTGGTGGACACCTATCTTTTTGTTATCTATTGAAATCCGTAAGTACCCTTCTTTATTTCGACAAGGGGTTCTCTCAGTTACTAATCCCGTTCCCGGGTCATACTTAATTACCTGCTTCAGTCTTTTTTGTGTTAACATCTCGCACATCCTTTCCTTAATAAAAGAGCCAAGGCAAGAGACATCTAAGCTTTGGTGCACATAGTGCACTCCGGGCATTAGATGGCGTGCGAGACGTTCGGTAGGAACTCTCTTGCCTTGACTAAATTGTAGTGGGTTTGTTTCTGTCTCGCACTTCATTTTGTTTTACCCTCATTGCCAAGTGACTTGGCTCCGGTTTAACATCTACAACTATTATGCTCCTCTATTTCCCTACACCTAAAACTATTTTAACTATTTTTCTCCAGCACAAACCCCACCAGCGACGGGAGATTTCAGCTCCTGAAAATAACGGGAGTGAACTTAGGCTGAATTGGTTAATTGACCTCAAATGTACTCCCATACCGGGTCCCGGTCGGCTAGCTTACGCTTGTCGGATTCTTCTCTTAATAGGGCCTCGTGCTGCTGCTGTTTTTCGGGGTTGGTGAACTCATATGTTTTACGTGCGTTTAATATGTGGAACTTTTCTTTCATTGGACAAGTACAACAATTCGGTAGGTTCATAATCCAACCTCTTTCCTTTCCCATACTTCATTGTGTCCAGATCTACCCATACGTACGGTCACCATCTCTTCGTTGTTCTTTTCAAATGTGGTCCGGCCAAACGTAACCTCGAATTCTTGTTTAATAATTTGGAATTTGCTGTTATCTTCTGAGAAGCCTGAAGAGATGTAAAGTTTAACTAGGGTTTTTATTCCTGCCTCACGATAATCTGATTTGGATTTAAATCTACCTATGAATGTATCGTACATGGTTTTCTCCTTTCGTACTTTTGGTATTATGCTTCACAAATACGTACAAAACACGATAATTTTTAACTATTTTTAATCATGCTGTAACTATATGAGTTTTCAATAGGTTAGGATAATCCTCGACGGTGAAATAACGGCTTACAATCGACGAATTTAGGTCCCGCCAGCCTCTAAATACGTGAAATAGCGACGAGGAATATACCTCAATTCATTCGTATGTCAAGGTTGACGGGGGTCGCAGATAGGGTTGACCCTCCTTTACCCTTACTAATCTACAAGTAAATTTTTTTTTTTTTAAAGAAAGTAAACAACCTATTGAGAGACCCCCGTGGACTGTGAGCTAGGGGGGTAGTTCCCGACGCTATTTGGGCTGAGAGGGGGCTAAATCGTCGATTGTAATTTGGTGAAATTAGGTAAAATTTAGATTCCTAGCTCAACAAACGCCCCCCGGTGATCTTTACGGTCACCCCGATTCGAATTTAGGCAAAAGGCCCGTTTACGGAAAATGTGAGCTACGAATTCATCTTCAGAAACGGGGGATTTATTTTTTTATCGTGCTTCATGAATGATTATCGGACATACTAAGCTTAATTAAAGGATAACAAATCGGCATATGTCGGTGCATATGGCTCTAAGAAAAGGTCAACGAAACAAGGGTACATTCAAACCCGGCAATAAGATGAATCCCAAAGGCCGTGGTGCCAGCATTCCAATACTAAAATTATTCAGAGAATCCACCACTGCTCAGATAGCAGAAATATATCGTGAGCTTATGACCTACACAGAACCGCAACTTAATGCTCTGTGTCAGGATGATTCTACTCCCATTCTCCATAAAAATATAGCCCAAGTGCTCTTACGGGACAATAAGAACAAGGAAATGGACTACTCAGAGCGTGTGCTCAACCGGATTATAGGCCCTGTACCAGCCCGGCAGGAGGTTTCTGGGGCTAATGGTATGGCCTTGGTACCCCCTCAGATCAATATTATAGAAGCATTACCCGTACCGAACGCAGAGAACGCAGCACCACAACCATGAACATTAATGTAGTACGCAGCATAAGACTGGTCTTATATGCAATCGCAAAATTCAAGGTGCTATTTGGTGGTAGAGGATCTGGTAAGAGCTGGGCAATTGCAGATTACATTATATTCAAAACAGCATTTGGGAAGTTCCGTGTGCTGTGTACTCGGGAAATTCAAGGGTCAATTAAAGACTCTGTATATCGGTTGTTGTGTGACCGAATCTATTACCACAAACTCCAGCTCTTCTTTATCATACAACGAGATTCGATCTCTTCTATTTTCGGATCTGATATCATTTTTAAAGGTTTACGTCAGAACATTAGTGAGGTTAAGTCTACTGAAGGAATTCAGATCTGCTGGGTTGAAGAGGCCGAGAAGGTTAGCTCAGAGAGTTGGGAAACATTAATACCCACGTTACGTGCGGATGATTCGGAATTTTTAATAAGCTTTAATCCTGATGATGAAAATAGCGACACATACACAAGGTTTGTTGAAAAAGCAGGAATCCCCGTTAATAGACCCGGGCTTCTCAAGACGTTTGTCAATTGGTGGGATAATCCATGGTTCCCTTCAACCCTTTACCGAGAAATGCAGTGGTGTAGAGTCAACGACCCAGAAAAATACGATCATATCTGGGGAGGCCATCCTAAAAAATACGGTCAAGCGGTCATCTTCAAGAACAAGTTACGTGTGGAAGAATTCGAACCAGCAGCTGAAGACACCCAGTTTTATTTCGGAGCGGATTTTGGATTTGGTACTGATCCTACTTGTTTGGTACGTATGTTTATCCGGGATCGTAAATTATACTTGGATAGAGAGTTTTATGGTTATGGCATTGAGATTGATGACCATCCACGTTGCTGGGACACAGTTGACGGGTCTCGCAAGTGGACTATTCGTGCTGATTGTGCTAGGCCTGATACCATTAGCTATATGCTGCGTAATGGATTTGATTGTGTGGCAGCCGAGAAAGGCCCGGGGAGCGTAGAAGATGGAATTGAATATCTTAAAAATTTCGAGGCTATTATTATTCACCCCAGTTGTGTGGGGAGTATTTCTGATTTCTCAAACTATCGCTGGAAGGTTGATAAGATTACAGACCAAGTGCTGCCGATACCTGTTGACAAATCTAACCATTCCTGCGACGCAGCGAGGTACGCTCTTGAGCCTTATATGAAAGCTAACTATTCAATCTTTGACGCACTGGGATCTCAAGTATGAAATTCTCTATAGTCTTTCCAACCAGAGAACGCCACGATCTATTAAGGAATCTTCTTCGTAGTATCGCAATTACAACGTACGACCTCAACCAAGTGGAGGTGCTAATTGCTATCGATGACGACGATCGAGCGAGTTTTGACTTTGTTAATGGTTTGGGGTATAGTTTTGTGCGTACTTTTCAGGTGGAACGATCGCTGAATTTCTCTCAGGACTATTATACTTTCCTTGCTAAACAATCAACTGGTCAATGGATCATTACTGTGAACGATGATTGCGTATTTGAAACAATGGGTTGGGATATGTTCGCTTACACTATGCTAAAGGATCTACCTTCAGTTGTGTACGGTTGGATTGAAGACGGCATTGGTTCGTTCCGGGCCCACGGTCAAAACGAGTATTGCTGCTTTCCTTTAATGGGACGTGGAGGATTTGAGGCTTTGGGTTATATCTTTCCTTCCAGAATTCCTACGTGGGGTGCTGATTTGTGGGCTAAGAAATTATACGATCAAGTCGAAGGGGTTGTTAAATTACCTATTACTATTCGTCATTTTTGCCATCACAATCAGACCCGGGAGCAGGATGAAATCAACAAGAGGATAGCTAATAATCAAGTTCAGTACGATATGCGACCAACCTATGACGAGATTAATAAGCTTTTAGCTGCGTTAAAAAAAGAACGGGCATTTGTATGATATCAATTATTTTACCTTCAATTCGTTCTGATAATTTAAAGTGGGCTTTAGGTAACCTACGTATGAATCAGATTCATACAGATTACGAAGTCATTTGTCCTATCGATTTTCAGATGGAAGCCCCTTGCTCTAAGGTTAAGATCTTACTTGAACCAGAACGCAAAGGAGTGATCGACGCTATTAACGTAGGACTAAAACAAGCTCAGGGGGATTACATTTACATTACCAATGACCAATCAAATCTATCTCCAGATGGATTAAATCAGTTAGTTAAGTTTTCTAAGTCCAAAGGGGACGTGGCTTTGACCGGGCCAAAGGACGTAGAGAACTTCCAATTTAAGTACTACGATCGTTGGTTTGTAGCGTACCCCTTCATTCATAGAACAGTTTTAAACTCTATCGGTGGACACTTTGATCCTATTTATAGAGCGTTCTACGCTGATCCAGATTTGTCTTTACGTGCACACGTGCGTAACATTCCGGTTGAAGATTGTACCTTAGCAGTGAACAAACGCTATCACTCAGGATTAATGAACTATGATGGACACCAAGATAGCTGTAACAAGTATTTTGCTCAAGACAAATCTACCTTTATTAATCGGTGGAAACACCTAGGTGAGTACAAGGATTGCTAATGGCTAACAAGCTTAAAAAAGGTTCCACTAAGAACAACGGGTATCTTCCAAACAACAATCCTATGTCTGGTGTCTTTGATATGCCCGGCATGGGTGGCTTCCACATGGATCCGGGTGGATTCGGAGGATTTAACGGGAACGGTTCAGGTAAGACTTCTCCGCTTTCAGAGCCTTGGGAGATGATTTACTCTAATTCCTATTTTATGCTTTCAATGCTAAGGACGGTGCTATCTTATGCATATGTCATTCATGGTCCCCTACGTACTGTTGTTGATTTGCCTGTGTACGATGCTTTCCGTGGTGGAATAAAGATACATACTGACGAAGTCGGGCCTGAAGAGATTGAAGATCTGATGCGTTTGATGAAAAAGATAAAGCTCATCCGTAAGGGAATTGACGCTATACGTTGGTCCCGGCTGTACGGTGGTGGTGCTTTGATCATTAATACGGATAGCGATTTTCGTACTCCATTTAAAGTTGATTCTATTTCAGAAAAATCCAAGCTTAGTTTCATTGTTGCTGACCGTTGGCAGTTGAATTGGGTGGGCATGCCTTTGGCCCCGAAGTCACATTTCATCTATTCCCCGGGCTCATGTAACGAGCAGAACGTTTTAGGTGCTGATATTGACCAGTCACGTGTATGTAGAGTCCTTGGTGAAGAGGCTCCTGCTATCATACGCCAACGTCTACAAGGCTGGTCGATGTCAGTTATCGAATGCATTATACGTGAAATCAATTTGTACTTTAAAGAAAACAACGCACTGTTTGAGCTGATTGATGAGCAAAAGATAAGCGTGT